CCTTAATTGATGTATAGCAAGGATAGAGCCATCATAAGCAATAGAGTTATATTTTTCAGTACCAATATCATTGTTAATCGCTCCAACAGGATTTTCAAGTCTGACATTAGAAGCGTCTGGACTTTTCACATCACCCAAGACAGTTCTGTCTACCTCGACATCCATTCCTTTAAATTGATTAACCTTGAACTTAGACATTGTTAATATCCACCTCCACGAAAATCATAGTCATGGCTACTTACAGGATATCTACCTGCCGTTAAGTCTGGATACATAGGCTCATTAAATGATGCAACTCTTTTATAATTACTCATTGCATCTATGGCTTCATTTTTAGCATTCGCCATCATTGTTGATCCATCACCAACTTTTCCATCTTTGAACATACACATTCCCATTACCCAATTTTTTACAGCCTTGTTTATACAAGTAATAGTAATGTCTGAAACTTGAGCTCCAATATAGGATGCACCTGCTTGAGTTGTTTCATCAAATGCTTCTGTCAATGTAATCTGGGTATCACCATCAACACTTGCAATGGTATAAAACTTTTTAGGGAAGTCTGTAGTTTTTGATAGCAAAACACCTGGAGCAATTTCATCACCTGCTTGTAAACCTAACGCCCACGCTGTGCCTGCTCCTGAAACTGTTGCAGAGGCATTAGTAAATGTTGCCGTACCTGTAGAGTAAAGTCTATTAAGCTTATTAGCTATGCCTCTGTAATGAAGCTGTATCATTTGATTGTCTGCTGATTTTCCAATAGGATAATCAAACAATCCGTATTTATTCTGGTGAAAATCAACATACCAATACGAAGGATCGCCAGTTCTTATATGCCAATCGAAAGCACCTTGCTCAATAGTTTTTATATCTGTAGGCGGTATTCTATCGAATCCAGTTGCAAATTGATAATAAATATCATCTATTTTATTATCAACACAATCGGAAGGAAAAGAATATAATCTTTCATTAGAGACATCAACGTACTTACTCTTAAACACAGGCTGTATATCCTTTAATGATGACCACTCTTCCTCAACTTCAAATACCCAAGTTTTAATCCTCTCTATTGGAAACCTGTTTGTATTGGCTTCAGCTAGATTGGCATAAACTTGGTCAAGGTATTCAGCAATATTCATTATTTATCCTTTGTTAGATTTACAAGTATTTTCGTGGATATCTCTTCCCTTTTGATTCTTCAATATTTTATTGCAGTACCTGCATTGGTTAGGTGCAATGTCTGGAGCGTCAGAAACATCTTCAAATTCTTCATTGATTTCATCACCATTAACGCTGACTATAGTTTTGGATTTCTTTTTAGCTTCCATTATTTCAGGATTTACTACACCAAGAACGATGAAGTCATGACCTACATCTCTCATTAGGTCCTGATAAAGAATATAAGGCACATCATCTCTTGTATAATCATTTGCCTTTTCAAATGGGAACTTCAATAATCCAGAACTAGGACACATTCCAAGTGTTCCAACATACTGCATTTTAAATATTAATTTCTTTAAAATATTCCTATCCATTTTTTTTAATCTCCTTGTTTTTATAAATTTCTATCATTGAAAAAGCCATTAAACTTATCATTGTGATCCATAGTTTTTTTATTTCTATTGGATATTCTACAAATGATAATATATATATCGAAAGCACACACAGGTGCGGAATCGTCTTTTTAAAGTTCTTGTAAAAAATTTTGAATATATATCCCATCCATACAAACATCAAGATGCCACCTCGAACTCCAAATAGAATAACTGAGCTGTTTAATGTCTTATCAGACAGAGGGTCTGTAGTCTCAGCATAAGGGAAAACTCCTATGCCGTATCCGATTAGAGGTCTATTGAAGAAATCGTCTATAACAGGCTTACAGATAACACCTCGAACCTTGAACGAGTAAATAATTTTAGCGTGATATTTTGCTAAAAAGTAAACGCCTAATGCAATCACAGCACATCTAAAAAGTTTTGAATCAACGTTAATAAATATAATCATAATCATAATTCCAATAGATGCAAATTGAGGTTCGTTAAGAAATGCAATTATTATGGCTAGGATTAAAGCTACTAAGCAATTTGAGTACAAAATAGGCGATATAATGGCAAAATAGGTAGTAAGCCTTGGTATATTTCCGAGATTTGCCCCAAATAAGACTTCATGAGAGTTTTTTAAAATTGGATTGTAGCCTAAATACTGGATAACAAAGATTGTCATATTGATTACACAAGCATAAACAATGAAATTATAATATTCTTTTGGGTCTTTGGCATATTTAAAAATCATCACCATGCAGTATAAAGCTAAAAAATATTCAATAGTTGTTGCGACAATTATATCGTTAAATCTGAAAGTCATAATGCTGAATAAACATATCAGGAAAAAATATAAAACTGGTTTATTAATGTTAATAGAACGCATCGATCTTTTTTGATAATCATACAGCGATCCAATAAATAAACTTATGCAAAATATATGGAAAACCTTTGTATCAAACTTGTTCAAAGATTCACCAAATATGTAACATAATGGACTAATTAATAGGAAAAACTTCAATACTTTATCTATCATATATCCTTTAAAATAAGGGGAGCTTTTTACACTCCCCTATATTATCTGCGGTTACTGCGTTTAGTCTGCTTTATATAAGACAGTACACGTTACTGCTGTGTCTGTTCTTGTAATATACATTCCATTCGTATAAGGAATACCAAGCCCACCAAAAGTAGCGACTTTGGTATCTGTTACGATTCCAACCTGAACGTCTATTGGTCTAGGATTTACTCCTGTAGCATCACTTGCTGAAGAAATATTCCATACAGCCATGTAATCAGCTACAGAAACTCCATTTACTAGAACACCATAGATGTCACCAGTAACTTTATTTCCATCTGCATCAGTAACAAAGCAATCGGCTTGTCCGCTATAAACTTCAAAAGAAGTCATAGTCTGACCTAGAACCTGCAACGATCCTTTTTCATTTACATTAGCGAGGTAACCATCTTCACCACCACCAATACCTGTGAAGTTATACAGGGCATTGCGATAATGCCTGACCGATCTAGCTTCAATTGCCGTTGGCTCTTCACAGAATCCAGTAAGCATTGATCCTAGAAACAACACGATAAGAATAAAAAATAAATTAAATTTCTTCATAGTATTTTATCTCCTTATATTGATTGGTTAGGTAAGTCAGAAAATGACTCGTTAATATAATAGTTAGACACATTGCCTCTGCTGTCTTCAACAGCTTTCTGAGCGAAAGCCATTTCCATTCCAATACCATTTCGGAATTTGTAATCTCTAAGGTTAGTTGTTCCTGTTGGAAGAACTCCTTCACCTCGGATCATTATTTCTGCACCAAAGAAAATCTGTCTTGAAAGTCTATTTCCAAGAGTAACTTTCTCGTTACCAACATAAGTACCTGCTGCACCACCATCGTCAAGACTACCAAAGCCTGTGTTACGAGTAACACCTGTGAAAGTGTTGTTTGTTTTTGCAGTATAAGTACAAAACTCAACAGTTCCATCAGCTTTAACAATACTAAGAACATCATTTGCAGTCGGAAACGCAGGAAAATGTCTTGTATAATTTTTGCTAGTGTCTTCACCAAGTGTCAAAATTTCAACAACATTAGTGTGTGCTCCGTACAGCAATGCTTCTGGGCGTAATGGAGAACCAGAAATAATTCCTGCTCCAGATATTCCAATGTGTTCATACACTAAAATACCATTCCACTCACCAATTGCACCTGTACAAATTTTATTTAAGTCACCACGAACACCTGCTGATTGATTATGCGCTCTCCAGGCAGGATCAGTTCTTAAATTAAAACCATCAACTTCAGAAATGACGCAACCGAACTTTTCGATTATTGCTTTGCCATTATCAACTGTGTGGTCAATACGCATTGCACCTTGTCTTTGAAGTATCATTTTACCAATGTCAAGATCAGATACGCCAAATCTAGCACTTGAATCTAACTGATTTCTAGCAGTTACATTAGTACCATTTGAGTAGTAAGTATTTGCACTAGATTCAACAAGAAGAGCATTAAATGCTTTCCAGTCTTTCCAAGTACCTGTCCATCTCTGGAGTTTCTGCTTTGCAACCTGAGAAAATTTCCAGAAAGTAGCAAGCTTAGTTTTCTTATCTGTGGCAACAGCCTGTCTGTACCATTCAAGAGTAAGTGTAAACTGAGCTTCTTTGAACTCTCCTTCATTTCCTTCCATGATTGCGTGACCTTCAACACCATCATTTTCAATATCAGACATGACAGATATTTTCATAGTGTCATGACCTTCTTTAGACTGGTCAGAGTCAATGATAATAGGCATATTACTGCCTTCCTTACCCTGAAACTTATCCCAGAATGTTCTTGTTCGGATATCTTGTCTCAATTGAGTATTCCAAAACTGAGGAATCGTCAACGGATAGTCAGAAGTATCCTGTATGTTCATATTATTTGAAACTACCATCTGCATTCTCCCTACGCAGATGCAAAACTACTTAACGAGTATTTACTGTAAGATATTGTTTATGCATTACAGCGTTTTGTTCTTCCTTATTAAGCTTTAAGAACTGGTTTTCTGTTAAAGGCTTGTCGCCTCCAGAACCGCCAGAACTACCACTCTTGTGACTATTCGTAATGTAAGTTTCGCCATCTACTTGTTTGTTCTGTTTATTATTTTCTGCATTTACATTCTCTTTAGCCTTAAAGGTACTAGGCACAATGCCTAATTCTGACGCTTTCAGAGTTACTGCGTTTAACTCATACTGTGGATTTCCGTGAAACTCTGGATGCTCCTCGATATATTTCACAGTTTCTTTGTGAAGATCTGAGTTCTCATCCATAACATCTGGGTAGAGTTCCTTTGACTTCTTTAATGAAGCATTTCTGAAAGTATCGTAGCTTGCGATCTTGTCAAAGTTTGCTTTTAATTCTTTTGTATAACTTGCTAATTCTTGTTCGTATTCCCGATCCTTTTTCATTGCCTGGTAAGGATTGTCAAACTGCTCTTCTTCATTAGAAGGGCGATGTCCTCGCTTCTCCAGTTCAGCATGTATAGACTCTGGACTGAATGCATCTCTCTTCATTTCCCCACCAGGAGAAGCCTTAACATCTGGGTTAGGTACAAACTGTCCAGATTTAAGGAGATCGTTCTCTGCTTTGATTTTATTCATCTCTGAAATAGTTTTGTCATTGTAGCTTTGCAAGTCTCTATGTCTTTTTTCATCCATAGTGATCCTGCCACCTTTGCCATCATCAACTAAGCCATCGTCTCCTTCTTTATCCAACTCTTTGGAATCATTCTCTCCTGCCCCTTTGTCGTCACCATCACCATGTACTTCTCCGCTTCCTTCAGCTCCTTCTCCCTCTTTATTTTCATCCGCATCTTTTTTAGGATCATATACTTCTCCCTTTTTTTCCGCTTCACTACGAGCAATATACTCATCCATTGATTCGCCAATTTCATTAATATTATCTATCAATCTATCTGGATACTTCTCTGCATCTTCTCTGCGTTCTTCTACTGATTTTATTGTTTCTGTTGTCATTTTGTTTCCTTTTCCTAATCCTTTCGGGTACAGGGTTTTTGTTAATTACATTTGCGTGAAGATATCTCCCGCACTTTCTTTAATCTGCTGTTCATAATCTTTATAGTTACTCGCCTCTTGAATTGCCTTCAAACTTTTCTTCACGTTCTCAACAATGTCTTCAGCAAGATTGATAAAATGTTTTAACTGACAATAAGCTTCCATTCTTGAGTCAACGATAGCAAGCCTTGCAGTCGGTTCAATTGGAAGTTTACTTTTGTCCATGTAGAAATCTTTTAAAGACTCCAACCCTTCATCAAGTTTTTTCTTGAAAAGTTTATAACCTTCAGTCTCTATCATTTTCTTTAATGAGTTTGCTTCAATAATATTCTGTTCAAGAACATTAATGTCCTCTTCAATAATTCTTGGTGTGCCTTGCCCCTGTGGATTACCGTTGTTGTGCATTTGCTATTTCCTCCATATTTGTTTTAAATTCTTCAGGATCAGTTTGTCTGTTTCCTGCCTCATGTTCTAAAGCACCAATATGTTTCTGGTACTCCTCATCTTTTAAATTCTGTTGTTCTTCCGCTTCTTTCTCCTCCATTAACTGTCGCAATGCCTCCTTTTGTACGCCAATATCGTACTCTTTAATTCTTTCAAAATTTGGAGCTATCTCTTCTATCTCTTCAAGACTGTATCCCAGAGCAACAAAGACTTTCTTCATGATAGCTATTTTACCTTGTGGATCTTTTTCGTAGAGTGGTTCATTCTGTGCAAGCTGATAAGTCTGCAAAGCTTTCTTGCCCTCTGCGTTCTTATCCTTAACTGAGGCGGTAAGGATGATGTTGTAACTCTTCTTCAGAGCCTCCATCTTCCCAAGTGTGACTTGTTCGCCATCCTCTACACCTGCTTCAGTTTTGGATTTTAAAGGATTATATTGTCTTTCTAAAAGTTCTCTAATCAAGTCAGCAACATAAGGATCATCATTATCACCCCAATATTGTTTCAATAGCATTGCAATTTGCTTAATCATCTTTGTTGTACCAACAGTAAGCCATCGAATATAATGTCTGAAGTTTATGTCAGCTTCGTTAAGCACAGCAAGGATTCCACCCTTAGTGTTGTTTGGATCGCCTTGATTCTGCACTCCTTGTGATCTACCATCAATGTTAGACCTGCGTTCACCCCAGTTCTTTACGTTCTCTTCATCGATCTGAGAGTTGTTCTCATTCTTTGGAAGCTCAAGGTATTTTATATTAGCAGGATCAAGAAATTTTAATTCCCAATGACGACCATAACCTTTGCGATGCTCCCATGGATTATAGTTATTCTCTTTTGATGTAAGCAGGATAGGATCGTTACTCAGAGCCATTCTGTCTGATCTGGTATTATGAATATGATCTAGCTCACCTTTAGTATCAAACAGCATCTCCGGAATACCAATGCCAAAAGGCTTGTTGGCTATTGGTTTAATCTTAAGATCAATGATATTACATTCACCATGTTTGAATGGATATTTTTCCCAACCAAATACTGTAGGTATATCATTATCAATACTCATGAGCATGACAATCTTTTCAGTCAGTCCATCACCATCGACATCATAGTTACCAATGCATTCCCAGTATTCAATCTTATTTGTTTTGCTTGCGTGTTCAATCAGCCAGTTCTTATCCATCTCTGTGTGAACAGCCTCAACTTTGGTTTGCAAGCCATCGATCTTAATGTTATCAAGATTCTTATAAAGTTCTTTATTGTCTTGCTTGAGCATTCTCTTCAAGAAATCTTTTGTTGCTTTACGCCTTATGAATATCCAACTACCATTCCATGCGTCTTGAAGCGACCTTGAATCCGCAGGAAAGTATAAGTCCTTAATGTCAATTACTTCAATTGCGGGTTGAAACTTTTTCCATTTCCTATACTTTCTCGTTACGCTACCCACCTTATAAGGCAGAAGAGGAAGAACAGCCTTTTCAGGTGGGTCTGTTTCTGGATTAAACTGCGGATTCTGTCGCCTTTCAAAGAAAAAATCTGTGTTCTCTTGACTTACTGCAAGAGGTCGTCCTGTCTCTGAATCTAGAACAGGTATATCTCCAGTCTGTGGAGTGAAATATGATTTAATATCTTCTTCAACACTTTCTTTTTCCATGTCCATGTAGGTTCGTATGTAACCAGTTCCATAGACTGCTGTGTTCTGATATCCAAGCCAAGTGTTTTCTCTAATGTTGTCATCATGATCTATAAACCAATTGATAATTTCCCCAAAGACATTTGCATTTTCTTTATCTTTATCACCGCCAACTGGTTTAACCTGTATAGGTGGCTGAAAGTCGAATACACCTTCTTCAAGTCTTGGGACGATTGAGTCTGTGGCTGATGAAGTAATTGGAACTGAGAAATTTGAGCTGCCAATAAATGGATGAGTACGTCTAACCCTTATGTCACGCCAGTCTCTCCACATCCAATCTAATTTTCTATTGTACGCCACTCTATCGGAAAGAGCATCAACAAGGATTTGTTTGGTATCTCTTCCGAGAGCATCAACAGTAAAAGACTCATTACCAGAAAAATACTTTGGTCTATAAGTCTCCGTTTTCTTACCACCAAAGAAGTTTGGTGATAGGGTTTGAGATGTATGTGGCATTTAGTTCATTAAATTTCCTTTATTTTTTAATTCGTTAGCTTCTTCAATCAACTCTCTACCATCAAATGAATTGTGCGTAACGATGCGAGTAACCCAATCAACATTAGGTCTACACTCACAGGCACATTCAAATTCATTTGTGCTATGCTTTTTACTATCATTTAATGGAAATACATGTATCATAATTTTTCCTTTAAGGGTAAGGTCCGGGAATCGAACCCTGATATCTCGATCCACAATCGAGCGTTCTACCACTAAACTAACCTCACCATATTTATTAAAACAACACGCAAGTGATATGTGACAGGTTGTGGCGAATCACACATATACTAGCCATTTCACATACCTGTTTGCAGGCCATCCTTGTAAGGTTTACTACCACCTGCGTGTTTTATTTTTCATCCTTCAATATTAAAGCGTTACAATTATAGCAAACAATAGCATCATCTGTCAAGGATTCTCCGCATTGTTGGCATAGGGTCATCTTCTGCTCTCTATCTCTCGTTCAAGAGTGTTTTTTTGTTTATGTAATATAATCTCTTTCATAAATCTCCTTCAGTTACATACACCATTGGATGTGAAAACCAATATTTTAATTCACCCCAAAAGCCTAGATTCTTAGTTTCAACCTCTTTGGCTTTGAACTCTCCGCACCAGTCTGCTTGCCAAGTAACAGGGAATCTGTCCGCAGGAGAGTTGCCAGAATTCCTACTTCCTACAGGTGCATTCCTTTTACAATATCCAGAGAAATCATTTAGTCCATCATAATATTTACACTCATCACATTTGTTTTTCATTTACCAACACTCCTACATTTATAATATGCTCGCCATTTATACTTATAATAAGAATATCCAAGTCCAAAACCTAACATAATTCCAATCAATATTAATAACATTGCCATTATTTGTATATGACTCATGATCTCATCTCCCTCCCGAATACGTCATAATGTTCACCTTGATTTGATCTAGCATACTCTGGTTCAGCTCCTAGAGTGCTTTCGTTATAATCAGCCTTGTATCTGTCTGGAAAGTTTGGTCGTTTGTTATGAAACTTTGGAAAGTGATCAATGACTGCTGAGAACATAACATTCATGTCAACATAATCTGGTGACCTTATACCAAGCTTCTTGAGTATGTCTTTCGGAGTGATACTCCTCTGACCTGTTGATTTAAAGGTATAGGACACAACATTGAAATCTCTTGATTGATCTTCATTAGGTATCAATTGCAGATCACCATCGTTAATAAGCTTTGCAAGTTTGAAATGATTCTCATCATCTTTAGTTTTATAGTTTGGATTCTTATACGGTGTTGACTTAGCCAAGAGCTGACCATAGCTGATAACATTCGCCCTTTGTTCATTACATCTGTCAACCACTCCACCTCCAAGCCCTCTATCATCTACTATAGACTCGTGTGGACTATATTTATGTCTCAAGTCCATGAGATGCCCAGTTGTCTGCATCAAGTCCAATCCCTTGTAAGACTGTAAGTATAGCTGTCTCCATCTATGGCATCTTGTTTGTTGATAAACACCAAATACTGTTCTATCTTCACCAAAGCGAGCAACATCACATGATAATATCTTAAACCCATACGGATCAAGGTTAAGACGCTCACACTTGGAAACACTATCCATGCGATATATCTTATCACCCAGGTCTTCATCCTCATAGGAATTCATCACATATCTTCTGTAATGGCTTGGGGCCTCGAGTTCCATCGCTCTCAGGTCTTTAACAAAGTCAGCAGGTAAGTTCTTTTCATTCATGAAAGAGTTTGCTTCAACAACAAAGTAATCTGCACTTGGTGGATTGTTCACCCAATCACGCCAACACCAATTGTGTCCATTTGCATTAGATATCATAAATCCCTGTCGAAAGCCTACATTAGCTCGTCTGAGCCTATCTCTTAAATATGTAAATATGTCATTGGTCAGGAATTCCTCTGCTTGCTCGATGTAGAACCATCCCAAGTTTATGTTCTTTAAAGCTCCGTTCTTCATTTCTGCAAGTGTACTTCCAACTTGTTGACCATGCCTGAACATAACCTCTGATCCGTTTGAAAGGACAGCATCCTGTTTACTATTTACTCTTAAACCTGTGTACTCCTTGAAATCCTTCATGGTACTATCCTGAAGATCAGAAAAAGATTTACGAACTATCAACCCCAGGTTGCTTGGATAAGCTTCACTAAGGATCATACCCTTTTGAATCGCACACATTGTCTTGCCTGTTCCGATACCACCAATCATGTGGGGATACCTTGCAGTAGAGTTTACAAAGTCATGCTGAAATGGTGCTAGTTCGATGTCTTTATTCTTTAATATCATTATTATCCTTAATCTAAGCTTATACTATCAAACATACATTCCATTCGTTTATATTTATCAGTAGCTCTTATAACTAAATGTTTTTCAGAAATACTATCAGCATAATTTTGAATAGCCTGAAAGATACTTGAAGAAGTGGCATGCTCACCATGTAATATACAGCTAGATTGCATTTCCTTTGATTCTATATTAGGAATACTAACTGAATACTCTCCTTTTCTATTAACCATAATTCTCATATCAAGATCATATATCCCCATTAACTTAGATAATTTCATCATCCTTCCCCTCCAACAGTTCAAGGTTAGTATGTATGTTGCCTATGATTTCCCAAGTTAAAACACTATCAATACTCCAGTCAGATTTATTGTCACCTATATTATATTTATCTATTGATCCGTTTGATCTTTTGTATCCATGATAGCCAGTAACATACCAACCAACACCAACGCTTCCATAGTCTATCTCTGAATCATCATATTTGCCAAATTTAACCTGAACAACTCCTATTAAAAATTGCTTGCCTTCAATATACCTCTTATTAGGTGATAATATATCACCCTCGTAAATATCCTTGCCGTTCTTGTCCTTGAGTCCTGTGTATTGCATGAGTATAGGTGTCTCGGAATATTCTAACCATTCATTATTCATATAGGCACACAAACCAGATGCATGAACTGCAAAACATGTTGTCATTCCATTTTTCTTATCCCACGCTCTAAACTTTATCTCTCTATTGTTTTGCAACGTGTTTCTCCGCAAATTTTGGATCAAGGAGTCCATCAGCCTTTCGGTCCGGACTCGCATAGACGTTCATGATCGTTACTGCATTTTCAGATTTGACTTGATCTTTATAAAGTTCAAAATACTTTGCAAGACCATCTGTAGCTTTTTGTTTACAATAAAACTTTACTTCAACTGATCCATCGCTATTCTGTTTCATACTTGATATGTTAGCTGTGATATCATCTGGCAGTTCTTTAAAGTTCTTTAAACGAAGAACTCCATCTTTCCACTCCATTGCATCCTTGATGTTAAAGAAGGCTGTCTTATGTATCTCTTTAAGCACTCTTTCGGCACTTATTTCGTTCTTTTTAGCTAATTTGGCTTTTAATATTGCAATATGTTCCATGATATAAGGTTTCATTAGGTTCTCACACCCAATAACTTCTGCTGTCTTTTTTGAATAACCTGCCCTAATAGAAGCCTGGGTAGCATTGAAATCAACCATAT